GCAGACCGTATTCTAGAATTGGATGACCGATGTGATGAATTGGCCGCAGACAAAGGTACTTATTTTAGGTTATATGAAGCATTGTGTATTAAAGTTGAATCAGACAAGAGGGCAAAAGAATGAACGAACGAATTAAAGAACTTGCTGAACAGGCTGGTGGAGAATTTTATGAAGGATTTGCTGGAGGTACGAACTTTGTCAAATTTGCAGAAGATGATTTTGAAAAGTTCGCCGGGTTGCTTGTTAGGGAATGTGCCGTAATGACTCGCAATCTATCAGCACACGGCGAACTTGCTGAAAAGGCAGTTAAAGAACATTTCGGAGTTAAATAAATTATACCCCGGTAGCTCAGATGGTAGAGCAGAGGATTGAAAATCCTTGTGTCGGTGGTTCAACTCCATCCCGGGTGACCTTTAATAAAGATAAATGATGAGCAATGACCGATTTTTTTATGGATGTATACTAGCATTATTTTTGGTGATGGCTGGTCATCCTATACTGGCATTTCTCCTATTTCTTTGCGTACTATAATATTTTATAGTATAATATAATTTTAAGGAACAGTTATGGTAACTTTGGTTAAACACGAATGGCATCAAGTAGATAGCCAGTTTGCTTATGAACTTGATATGGATACTCTTGCGCAGATTTATCCTGACATGAAGAAACGTGAACTCAAGGCGTTGATGAAACAAATTGAAAAGGGTGAATACGATATTGATGATTTGCTTAATGATGCATACGACAATGATGTAGAAATTGAATGGGAACGTCAGTATGATGATTGGTGGACTGATCGTAAGGGTGGATATGATGTTACATATGAATTAGGTAATGAAGATAGTTGGCATAATGAATCTCCTCCAACTGAACCAACACACAAATGTACAAAGTGTAAGTGGATTGGTCAACGATATCAAACAATTACACAACATTTACGTGAAGATGGCACAGTAATTGAAGATTACTATTCCTCTGAAGAAATTTCAACTAGTACAAAAGATGTTTGCCCTATGTGTGATAGTGAACTCAAATTGACTGAAGAGGGTATCAAGGAAGAACAAGAACGACTAGAACGTGAAGCACAATGGGCTAAATGGGAAGCAGACAATCTTGAAGTTAATGACGATAACGAACAAGAAGTTGTCGATGCCATTGCAGAACTAGAAACTGCATTTGCAGAACTTGACAAAGCCATTGAAATAGAAAAGAAAGTCAAGAAAGTTAAAAAGACTAAAAAATGACAGATGATGAAGAAATGAACTTACTGATCCAGCGTGACAAAGAATATGTTGCTGGTGAAAGTGCAAAGTATTTAGGTAAAAAATACACGTTTCCTGATGGGAACTATATTGAAGTAATTCAAATCAAAAGTCGTGGCCCTGGACAAAACTATATCACGTACCACATCAAGCAAGGCCCTGGCATTGATAGAAAATTGATTATACCTTTATCAGAGTTTGGTGGAACGTATGGACATTTGTTTCAGGGAAACGCGGAGAAAAAGTAATAAATATAACATGTCCACTCTAAAAAAGATATTCAGTTTATCAACACTTACACTAGCAGTAGCACTTACATTAAGTGTTATTGCCGCCTGGTATAGTATCCAAGGCTTGGTAGCAATTTTCGCCGCGGCGGTTGTTCCCATTATGATCATGGGAGGCTCATTGGAGTTTGCCAAAGTTGTGACTACATTGTGGCTGCATACCTATTGGAATCGTGCATCAATATTACTACGATTATATCTAGTGCCTGCGGTCGTGTTTTTAGCACTACTAACAAGCATGGGTATCTTTGGATTTTTAAGTAAAGCACATAGTGATCAAAGTTTAGTTAGTGGTGATGTCGCTGCCAAACTTGCAATCTACGATGAAAAGATTAAAACTGAAAAAGATAATATTGAAACTGCACGTAAAGCCTTGCAACAAATGGATGCACAGGTTGATGCTAGATTAAGTCGTAGTGACGATGATAAGGGCGCCGAACGTGCGGTTGCCATTCGTAAGCAACAAGCAAAAGAACGTGCAGACTTACAGAAAACTATCAGCGATTCACAAAATAAGATTTCACAAATAAATGAAGAACGTGCTCCGGTTGCGGCTGAAAATCGTAAGGTCGAGGCTGAAGTAGGTCCTATCAAATACATTGCCGCATTAATCTATGGTGATAATCCAGACAGTAGTTTACTTGAACGTGCTGTGCGTTGGGTTATTATATTGATTGTGTTTGTATTTGACCCACTAGCACTTACCCTTGTGTTGGCAAGTACATCAAGTTATGAATGGATGAATGAAGAAGAAACAAAGGTTGAAGAACCTAAAGTTGAAACTGACCCAGAACTTGAAGAGTTTGAAAAAGCATTTGATGAGGGTTTTGAGGATGAACCCACAGTAGAAGAAATAGTGGAAGAAGTAGAAGACGAACCTATTCTTTGCTATAAGTGTAATACACCATTACTTAACGCTCCGGGTATAGGACCATTCTGTCCTAACAAGTCATGTGACGTTATCGATGGTCCTTTTATGGAGGAAGAAAATGTTACAGATGTACAAACAACTATTGTTGAACCAAATGGAGTGGTGGGAGAAGAATTACCAGAACAAGATACTACCCATGCAGACGAACCTAATGTGGACGATGTTCACAGAGTGGAGCCAATTGAAAACGAAATTACAGAAGTAATTACTACTGATGCAGAAATTACAATTGATCAAGTTGAGCCAATTAAAGAATTGCCCCCACAGCCTGAAATTAGAACTGAAGGTGTTACACTAGAAGAAGTACACGAAGGTTATGTGCAGTTTGAAGGTAAGTCAATTACCAAACATGCATTACAAGAAATGCGTCCTGATTTATTCAGATTGTCATTGACTGATGGACATCCTGTAAGCACAAACTTTGGAACACAATTCCCTAAGTTTGCTGAAAAAGGAAGTATCTTTGTACGTGTAGATGTTTTACCTAATCGTGTTTACAAGTTTGATGGTAGTAGATGGATAGAGACAAATAAAGATCAAAGTGATTCATACCTATATGATGAACACTACATACAACATTTAATTCATAAAATTGACACTGGTGAATACGATATTGAATTGCTTTCTGAAAAAGAAAAAGCACAAATCGAATCATATTTGAGCGAACAAAATTCGCAAGATAAGTAATAGTATGGCAGAAAAGAAATTAACTCATTGCTCTTTTTGTGGCAATCATAAAGACCAGGTTTCAAAATTAATTGTCGGAGATGATGTTGCTATTTGTAGCGCATGTATCGACTTGTGCAACAATCTTATTGTTGACGAGAAAACCGCAGATGAACCTAAAAAGATTGAATCAAATGATTTTGACGCATACACTATTAAAGATCATTTAGATAGTCTTGTTATTGGACAAGACAATGCTAAAATGGTATTAAGCGTTGCTATTGCTAATCACTATAAGCGTATCAATTATCCTCCCAAAGATTTAGAAATTCAAAAAGGTAATGTGTTACTGGTTGGTCCTACTGGTAGTGGTAAAACATTACTTGCACGTAGCGTTGCCAAATATCTTAACGTTCCTTTTGTAGTTGCTGATGCAACCAGCTTAACAGAAGCAGGTTATGTTGGTGAAGACGTTGAAAGTATGATTAGCATGTTGCTTGCTATGGCTGACGGTGATGTTAAACTAGCAGAACGTGGCATTATCTTTATTGACGAAGTTGACAAGATCAGCCGTAAAAGCGAAAGCGCAAGTATCACACGTGACGTAAGCGGCGAAGGTGTTCAACAAGCATTGCTTAAACTAGTAGAAGGTACAAAGTGTCGTGTAACTGCTAATGGCAAACGCAAGAATCCACAAGGTGATATGATTGAAGTTGATACTAAAAACATACTATTCATTGCCGGTGGCGCATTTGTTGGATTAAATGAAATCATTAAAAATAGAGTACAAGGTAGTGGCATGGGTTTTGGTGCAACTATCAAACCTAAAGATCAAGCAGTAGATTTATCAAAATCTACTCCTGATGACTTGGTTAAATTTGGTATGATTCCTGAATTCATTGGTCGCTTTACTACTACCATTGCACTAGAAGAATTGTCATTAGAACAATTAGTATCTGTATTAACCAATGTTAAAAACAGTTTCATTGACCAATACAAATACTTGTTTAGTATTGATAACATTGAATTGTCATTTACTGATGATGCCATCAAACAACTTGCTCAAAATTGTATTGATTTAAAGACAGGTGCACGTGGTCTACAAACAGAATTAGAAAAAGTATTGATGCCGCATATGTTCCATATTCACAAATACAAGAAAAATAATATCACCGAGATAAATATTACTACAAATTTGGTAAAGGAACCCAAGGCAGGTATATGAAATCATTCGGTAGAAAAGTATTAGTACAAGACGGTAATTTTGAAAAAGCACTACGCAAACTAAAGAAAAAAGTTACAGAGTCTAATTTGCTTCAAGAAGTGCGTGACCGTGAAGCATACGTTAAACCAACCACAAAAAGAAAAATCGCAAAGAGCCAAGCCAAGAGCCGTTGGCGCAAACATATTCGTTCACAAGAACTTCCACCCAAACTATTTTGACCAAAATAGTTTATTTTTTTGCGTAATAGTGTATAATAAATAATGTTGTAGATGCCGATAGTCGGGTCTACAATAGTCATATTTGCTTATAGGAGAAATAAAATGACAAACACACTAACCCTTCGCTCCCTTGACATTCCGTCAATTCACAAATTTGCAGTTGGTTTCGACAACATGTTTGACGAAATAATGCGAACATCTCAAGCTAACACAAATTATCCCCCATACAATATCGTTAAACACGATGAAGACAACTTCAGCATTGAACTTGCTGTGGCTGGCTTTGATGAGGGTGAAATTGACGTTCAATTGAATAACAATCAATTGGTAATTAATGGTCAAAAGGCTGTGGAATTAACAGAAGACGGTGACGTTAAATCTGTTGAATATCTACACCGCGGGATTAGTTCACGTGATTTCTCTCGCACGTTCACACTTGCGGATCATGTAGAAGTAGTAACTGCAACGGTTGCTAATGGTATCTTACGTATTGACCTTGAACGCAAAATTCCTGAGGAAAAGAAACCCAAGAAGATTGCAATCAATTACAATAAATAATATAATGTAAGAACAGTTCGCGGTGTACTACCGCGAACTTATAACTCTAGGAAATATTTAACATGGCAAACGCAAGCCCAGAAGTTCGTAATCTTATTAAACCTAACTTGGCTCTAAAAGAACCTCCATTGTTTAGAATCATCTACCTTAATGATGAACATACAAGCATGGAATTTGTAATTCATACACTAGTTGAATATTTTAATTACAATTCTGATACAGCAAGTCAAATTACTGTTGATATCCATGAAAAGGGTAGTGCTATTGTTGCTGTTTTGCCCTTTGAAATTGCAGAACAAAAAGGCATCGAAGTTACATTAGATGCTAGGGCACAAGGTTATCCACTACAAGTTAAAGTGGAAGCAGAATCAAACTGATATATTGATTCGTTTAGCCCAATAGGGGCTTTTATGTAGGTAGGGATTGTTTACATACCCTACATTATTTAAAGTAGTATCAACTGATTTTTCATAACTACCAAATACCCAATACTTAATTTTCTTTTCAGTATCATGCTTTAAAGTTTTTTGTAAGGGTATTTGGTTTTTAGTTATTTCAGGCTTTTCCCCGAAGTATAATTTTTCATCAGGGACTGCGTTAGTGACAACTATAATTTGTTTTACATCTAAATGTCGTTGTAATTTTTCAACGGATTTATTTAGATAAGTCAAGTCATCAAATCGTGCCGCAGTATAAACCATATCTTGTAATGTATTGGTATCACTATTGTTCCAACCATTGGCTCCAACAATAGCAACACCATCTACGATTACCACACTATGATGCATCATGTGAACAGTAGGCAAGTGTTTGAGTAAACTCATCAAATGTTCTGTTCTTCCTGGTAAGTCAACTGTATTAGAATATTCAGATGTTCCTGGCACATAAAAAACACCTTGATAGAATCTACCAAGGTGTGCTAATGTTTGTACTGTAGTGCGAATATCGCTACTAACGTTACCTGCTACCAAACAGTATAAACTTGTGCTTTTGCCTTCCCAGTTAAAATTATCCTCAGGGGATAGATTTAAATCGCTGATAACATCAAAGCCAATGTCTTGCATTATTTTGCAATAGTCATCTTTGGCTTGCGTGGTGCACGTGGTTTCTTTTCAGCAGGAGTGATTGCTGGAGTAGCTGCCTTTTTTGCTCTAGGAGCACGTGGCTTTTTCTCTTCAACTACCTCTGCTTTTGGTTTTCTTGGGGTGCGAACAGCCTTAGGTTTAATTGCAGGTGCAACTTCTGGTTCAGGTTCTGCTTGTTCCAATTTAACTAAGGGCAACTCAACTTCACTAGCGATAGGTGTTTCAACCTTATAAGGTGCTTGTGCATCTGATTCTGTTTCTGCCTTAGCCTTTTTAGCTTTGCTATCATTGTAAAAATATACACCGGCTGCAATAATAACTACGGTTACGGCAATAATTGTAAAAAACTCCATTTTTTATCTCCTAAAAATATATTTATATCCAAAAGTAATTGACACAATAATTTAATAACCTATATACTAAATACACTAAGGAAGGGCTATTTATGAGTTCCAAAAAGATCCTAGCATACATGAGCGAAGAATTACCCACAATTCCTGCTCAAAAACGTTTAGTATATAGAACAGACGAAAAAGAAATTCGAAAACTGTTTAAGGTATTAAATGCGACTATATTCAATGGAGAACTTCCCACTCCTAGATTTAGGATCATTAAGCGAACAACTGATTACTGGGGTCAATGCGAAGCAGATGACTTTAATCCAAATCCCAACACTAAAAGATCAAACTGTATCATACATTTGTCAAACAAATGGTATTGCAAACAATGGTTGATTGACTCCTTAGCCCACGAGATGTGTCACCAATATCAATGGGATGTTCTTAGTAAAGAACGTGCTAAACAAGGGTTACCACCTATCATGAGTCATGGTCCTAGTTTTTATATATTCAGAGATAAATTAAGAGAGCATGGAATCCCACTTAAAAGATATCATAGAATACACAAATGGTGGAAACATCAAAATCTCTTTAAGTGCTAAAATGCATAAATACATACTATGCGAGACCTCATTAACCAAATCAACTTCTTATTAGAAGACCGTACACTTAGCGCCGGTGTAATTAAAAAATATCCTGAACGTTTTGATAAATTTATCCAAATGATTCGTGACGGTGTTCCTTTCTATAATACAGATCAAGAACAAGTCATTGCGGATCCAAGCGAAGCAGACAGATTCCAAGACATGTTTTACAACG